CCATGCGATCCCGCTGTAATATGAAAACCAGGTACGACGTAGAGAGTATGCCTGATGTATTCTGGTTGGCCTGTTGCCCCGATTGAGAATGATGGAAGTTAGTCCCGTATTCGATGTCAGGCCCAACTGAGTCAGACCATCATTTTGATGTGAGGTAAATCCGGTAGGCGTTAACCCGTCCATATTATCGAGGGTTGGACCGTCCGCCTGAATAGCACCAAGGTTAAATGCGCCTACCAACATCACGTTTCCAGAGTTTGTTCCGGCATCTTTTGCAGCTGCGCTACCAAGGCTTGCTTTATCAGCTTTTTCATTTAATGCAGCCGTAAAACTGTTCCATGACGGACCGGTGAATGAAGAACCATCCGGGAGCGTAACGGTTATATTTCCCGATGCATTGAATAACCGCTGCCAGTTCTGTTTGTCATAGTTCAGGCCACGCAGAGCTTCGGCGCTTTGTGCCACCAGCGCAGCAGTAACAAGGTTCATCGCAACGCGCGGCACGGCATACCATGCCGCCCCTGCCTGAGTGGGTCCGGTATAGCTGCTGACAAGCGTCAGTGAGGTATTACTGTTCACTGTTTTGATCGCCAGCGTGTAGGGAATACCGCCGATGGTCACAACAATAAAATCTCCGGCGACCAGTTCGGTGGTAAAGGCGGTGCCATTGCCGGTGACTGCTGCTGAGTTATTGGTCAGTGTCAGTGTTCCTGCGGACATAGATGCTCCTTTGAGGCAATAAAAAACCCCGCCGGAGCGAGGTTGGTATTAATACTGAAAAGGTTCAGACGTACATATCGGGGATAACGGGTAGCGAGATCGGCGTAACCCCGGCGTTCGCGAGCTGCCTGTCAGCCCAGCCGACATACAGCCCCCTCCCCGCCCTCAGTGTGCCATTCTGCATAACCAGCCCGTAATGGTAGTGATAAATGCGACCACCGCCGAAGCTGGGCACCCTGAGACCAAAGCGGCCAACCGGAACATATCCGCCACCGGGGACGGTCTGCGCTGATGTGGATGGCACAAAATTAGTGCCGAGATAAACAAATGGCCTTCTCGCCGTTGAGAACGTGCACTGGCCTGCCGCGTTATAGATATTGAATCCGGGATTCGCGGCCACGGGCGTAACGCCACCCGCAAAAATAATCACATCAACTGTGCCGATCATGGGCTGGTCTTCCGTGTTTGATCCATCATTCAGAAACAGCAGCCGGTTTCCGTCATAGTCCAGGGTGTAAGGGCTGTTCCACTTACAGCAGACCAGGTATTTACTGCGATCAAATCCTGCAATGGTCGGCGTGACCCAGCCGGACGTACCGACAGTTACCCTGGCTTTATAGATGCAGTACCCGACCCTTGACGCCGTTGTGATCGCCGTAAAGTCGGTGCTGTTCTGAACGAGAAGGCCAACGTTTGAGTTCTGGCTTACGGGCAGGATCTGCCACAGCGTGCCGGAGAACGCCACGCGCTGCGGATTGGGAAATCCGGGGTTTGAATTCCCGCTCCAGTTCTGCGTGACGTTCGCGCCGGAGATAGTGACGCTGTCCAGCTTGAATATCCCCTCGTCGCTGATTACCGTCTGGGTCGGTATGAAAATGACATTCGACCCGGCCACGTAACCCTCAACTGTCGCAGTATTCACGTTACCGATACCGCCGGATATCGCCCCGCCATATGTAGGGCAACGTAATCCGGCGGTAATTTCCATCGGTTTACCGCCATCATTGAGATCGATTAAAAGTCCTGAAGGCATAAATCACCATGAACCAACGACGATACGGCCACCGCCGGGGATGTTGACGGTAATACCGTTATTGTTGATAACGACCGTGTTATTGGTCCCGTTGAACGCAAAATTACCGCTGTCTGCATAGAGTTTGCCGTGGAATTCACAGTCGCCGTTCTTGTCGATGTTCCAGCCCCGAACTCCGGCTGCGAAGTTTGTCGAGCGGATATAACTGCCGATTTTCGCATTGGTGATACTGCCGTCCTGGATCATCGCGTCACGGATAAAGACCTGTCCGTTATAGACAAAGAAGGCGGCCTCATAGTTGCCGGGATCGCTTCCTGAGTAGATGCCGAACTGGTCAGCAGCGAATACAACCGTGGATTTGTAAGAACCACCAGAAGGCTCAATGGACATACCAAAGCCGGTGTTGTACTTCACGCCGTTACGGATAATGCCAAGGTTCAGGGTATATGAAGCCTTGCCTGTACCGTTGCTCGTCACCTCGGCGTTCATTTTCTGGTTAACCGCCGTCGTCAGGTCTCCAACCTCTGCCTGAACATAAGTATCAAGGGAAGCGATAGCTTTCGTGTTATCACTGATGGCCGTTTGCTGCTCGAGGATTTGCGAGTTAACACTTTCGAACTGAGACTTAACACTGGTGGTGAGCTGGGCTAACGCCTTGTCTACCGTGGCGATCGTTGTCCTGACCGTCATGATTTCGGCATTTACTTCCCCCAGTTGCTGGAACTGGCGTTCCACCGTGCCGTTATTCGCCAGCGCGTTTTGCAGAATGCCTTCAAGGTTGGTATCAACTCCCTTCTCCACGTTTTTCATGGCGTCAGAATTCCTGACAGACTCGTCAATGACGTCAATCAGGCCCGACGTATCGGTCTGGCACAGCGCGGCCACTTCAACAAACGCAGATGTACCAAACGCGTTGATCGTGCGGACATACCAGTAATAGGTGTGCCCGTTCTTCAGGTTATGGCTGCTCCAGGTGGTGCCAATCCCGGCACGCGTTGCCCTGCCTTCAACCGTTGACGTGCTGGTATTCGGTAGCCTGGTTTCGCCGGACGTCCAGAAATCAAACTGCGTTGATACGTTCGTCACTGCTGCCAGGCGCGGGTATAGCGTGATGGCAAAATAGCTTTGCTCAATATCTACCCTTGACGGCGCTGGCGGTGCCTGAATGCTGAATTCAAGATATGCCTCCGGCGACTCTGCCCCCATCTGGTTTACCGCAGTGACGTGGGCCGTGTAGGTAGACTGAACAAGCCCTGTCAGGCGGGTAAAGGAACCCGGAACCTGAACAGAGAGCACCGTCTGACCCGCCTTGCGGATCACAACCTTGTTGTAAACAAACTGCCCGATGTTCTGCCAGGACAGCACGCCCTGAACCACCTGCCCAATCTCCTCGACGGTGTATTTCAGGTTCTGCGGCTGCGCCACCCCACCAGATGGCAGCTGCGTGAACGGCGGCCGCTCAATTGGCTTGCCTATTGCATCACCCCAGACATCAGCAGTCTCCTGTTTCAGGGTGATCTGCACCCCGTTCTGCACACCGAACCGCCAGTCGGTCACGCGCATTTCGACATTAATGATTCCGAGCGACGGGAAATTCACCTTCACGTACATGCCGGGACGGTAGCGATAGCCGCTCAGGTTCAGTGTGAGATTCATCGTGCGTGAAATGCGGGTGCGCTTCAGTTTGATGTCTGCCAGGCGCTGAGCCTGAAACTCACTGGTGACAAAGCGAAGTTTCAGATCCTGCGAAATCTCAACGCCATCTTCAGCAACCCATTCGCTGACAGACACCGCCGGGAAATCAGCCTCAGCGTAGGTCTGCTTAGGATCGATAAAGGTACCGTTAATGGTGTTGACGCGCTCAGACTGCGATACTTCCGGCATGATTTCGATATCGCCGGCCAGCTGACTTTCGGTGATCACTTCGGTTGCAGGGCCATAATACGCACCAACCAGAATGCCGTGCTTACCCGCAATGTACGTTGGCTCGCCAGCTCCGGCAGCCAGCATCGCTTCAAGAATGCTGGCTTTGTTTTCGTTCAGGTCGAACTCACCGTTTAAGGTGTAACGTTTTTCCGTGGTTCCGTCGCCGTTCGTTACCGTCTCGTCGCAAATGTTGGCGGCTTCCTGAAACTGATCCCAGTTGATATCCGCATCCGGCACCTTCAGGTAATTGCGGTAATAGTCCAGCACGCAGAGTGCAAGGTTGTTGCTGTATTCCGTGCGGCCGGTGCGCGGGTCATAGACCTTGCGCCCCGTTTTCTCGACCTTGATGTTAGGAATGCCTGAGGGGAATTTTTCAGCGTTAAACTTCAGCGACACACGTAGCCAGGAAATGCCCTTGCCGATCATGTCCTCTTTCCAGGACGGGCAGTTCTGAAGCATAAACGGATCGGCGGTCTGGCGGTCGTTATGTACTTCGTAGGTGGCGTAATCAGGGTACGAACCAATATCGTCATCACCGAGATAGATGGTTCCCACACCGGAGAGAGGGTGTCCCGCCAGGGTGATCGCAAGGTGAAGCCATTCGCCATCAGTCTGATCGCCTTTTTCCTCTTCGGAGAAGAAAAGCGTACCTGCTGATACCGTCCTGCCATATACCACCGTTTTCGGGCTGGCAGCCGCGCGCAGAACCTGTTTCCTCTCCGCCACATCACGGTAACCGCCAATAGATGGCTTCTTCGTCAGCATCTGCGTTGCCACCTGCGCAGCAATAGTGATAGCCATGGCAATCGCATAAGCTTCGTTTGCCGCCGCAATACCCGCAGCAACCGTGGCAACAATTGGAATAGCAGCAGGCATCAGCGAACCCTCCAGGTGCTCAGTGGCTTAATCCTCAGACAAACCAGCCCATCCTCCCCCGGCACCCACACGGCGCCGCCGTAAATCACCCCGGCGCATCGGGTGCCAGCATTCTCGACAACCGCGATATCGCCGCGCTGGGCCATCTTCACAGGTACCTCATCGAGGTACTTCGCCAGCACTTTCTCCAGCGATCCGCCGCCGCGCAGCAATGCTTTTTTCGCACCCGTTTCGCTGTCATACGTCCCGCGCCAGCCGTCGGCAAAATTATCCCCGGTCATTGCTTCAGCGCAGTCAGCTGCGAACAGGCAGCAGTCATGTTCGCCCCATAAAAAAGGCCGCTTTTCAGCGGCCCTTATCACGGCGATTAATCTGTTATGCCAGTCTGGATGCTTCATGCTTCCTCACGTATAGGTAAATCCTGGCGCATCTTTTTTACTGCCCCAGTAAATAGAACGTTCTGCCATCTGTGCGACGTAACGAAAAATGCGATCGCCTGGCTGGGAGGCCTGATGCGATTCGTCGGTATAGCGGTCCGGGAACGGTCGTTGCCAGTCTTCAAAAATGTTACTGACGGTGTATTGCAGGGCGTTGGTTTCCCCCGACGTCGCGCCGGTACCGGATACCCGCCCCTTAAAAATCAGGTCAGCAACCTGAACAACGCCGTTGTCGTCCATAGCCACCAGATACAGTTCAGCCGGTTTCCCCACACAGCGCTCGTTAAGCGTTTTGGCAAACAGGGACATGTCCAGGCCGGAAAGCGTCATCCTGAGCTGCGTCGGGCTCGTCGTGTTAGTTTCATTGACATCATCAATGGCGCCCATCGTTCCCATGCCGTAATAGACATATCCGCCCAGCACCAGCGTGCCGGTGCCGGAATGGACGTAAGCGGTCCCGGATTCAAACTGGACATTGGCCGCCAGCACCGCGGTAACCCTGTCACGGGATAGCCAGGCGATCATCGAATCTGAAAAAGGGGAATACAGCATTAAAACGCCTCCTCAAATTCCAGTGTGTAGCTGGTGAAAACGCCGGGAACGCGGTTACCCGCGCCCTGCTGGTTATCTTTCAGCTTAAAAATGCCGTAGGGGTTAGCCACCTCAATTTTGCCGTTAACCGGCGGAGAGGTACGCAGCATCGGCGCAATCGGAATCATTGCGGTACCCGTTGAAGTGCTGGTCACATCAGCAGTGACCATCTTCAGCTCATTGTTCACGGTAAGGTAATCCCCGGTGCGCAGCACGAGCTTGCCGGGTGTCCAGCCTTTACTGCTGAGCTGGTTCCCCGTCTGATTCGCATCCTGCACTACCGGATTTCCGGCTGGCGTTCTCCCCTCGCGTCCCCAGTCGCGAATTTTCACCCTGCCGTACTCACCATCGAGATCGGCCACCAGCGCATCAATACGCCGGGATTTATCGTCGGTAAGGTTGTTAAACGTCAGGGAGCAGATCCAGCGGGTGCCGGGGAAACGAACGGTCTGTGAGGCACCGTTAAAGGGAGAGCGAAATGTTTTGGTGTTACTTTCCGGTCGCCATGTCAGGGACGACGGGCATACATCAGCAGGCCATTCAAGCGCAGCCATACTTATTCACTCCTTATTAAACGCCAAGCAGTCGCCTGCCCTGCCCGTTAGTCTGGAAATCACTCAGCATGTCCTGCCGCGCCTTCTTCGCGCCGTCTCTGGCCCCTTTAGCGGCAGCCTCCTCCATCGCCTGCTTAAGCGCGGCATCGCCATTACCGGAAATGGCGAAATGCTGGTGAATGGTCTGTTGAATGCTATTCCCTCCCGCGCTAACGGAGGAGACAGCATAATCTACCATTCGCACGCCGAGAGAGCCGTCTGCGGTTCTGGTTAGCGGCATGATCGCCTCTGGCCCAGCTTCACCCATCAAGCCAGCACCTTTAGCGAAGGCGAACATCGTAGGGCTGTTCACAATTCCATTGCGGAATTTGCTCAGATCAGGGGAATCATAAACCCCACCTTTTGCGTTCAGGGTTAAACCAGAAGCGGCTGAATCGTAGGCACCAGATGGCGTACTGCCACCAGAAGACGCGCCTCCAAACATCCCGCCAAGCGAACCGAGAAGCCCACTACCACCGGCAGACTTGAGGCTATTCACCAGAATGGCTCTAAGCAGAACCTTTTGGAGCTCGCTCAGCACGCTGTTGGCCCAGTCCGCCCAGTCCGCTTTATTCCCGTTGAGTGCATTCGCCATGTTGTCAACCAACCCATCCAGGGTGTTGCCCACAAGACCCGATACCTGACTGTAATAATCGCTGGAAGTGTCAATCCAGTTAGCCAGCCCATCCTGTGCACCAGCGAGCCAGTCGCCCTGAATTTTGTCCAGCTCCTCATAATGGGAACGATATTTATCAAGCCGTACCGCAAGTGCCTTATCGAGTTCCTGGTTATAGCGGTCATATTCGGTAGAGGTCTTAATGTCTCCACTCTGGAATCTGCGTTGCAGGTCTTCGCGCTTTTCGTTAAATTCACGCTCAATATCGAGTTGCTCACGCATTCGTTCGCGTGCTTTATCCCCTAACCCGGCGCCGATAACATCCGCATCGAGGGAGCTTGCAGCGTTAGCATTTTCGCGCTGAAGGTTCGCAACATATTCGGCTAGCCTGATATTTTCCTCATTGGCCTTTTTAACTGAATTGAGGCGATCAACCTCAGTAGCGAGCTGCTCCAGGCGAGTCTTCTGAGTTTCATTAAGTCCAGCCAGTTTGCCGTCCGCAATATCAAACTGAAGCTTTTGTTGTTCTGTGACTTCTGCGCTTTTCTTTCCGGTGGTATCGATCAGAGCAATTTGACGAAGATAACTTGTCTCCATAGATTTAAACGAAGACTCAAGCTTTTTAAGATTTGAATCAGGCTTCGTTTTGCCGTTTGTTTCGTCTTTATCAAGCGCATAGCCAGTCCCTACTGTTGCAAGTTGGACAGGGAGTGTGGATTTTGGTTGCTTTTCGCTTTTCAGTTTTTCACGTATTGATAATAGTTTTGTTAGCTCGTCATTGAGAGCTTTCACACTATCATCTCCACCAGTAAACCACGCAAAAAATGACTTATCTTGACTATAGATATCATTCCTATTTTCAAGCATCTTCTGAAGATATGTTATCCGTTCCTCTACATCTCCAGAGTCGTTGATATCTATTTTACCGCTCAGCGCTGCAAACCTATTCCCGGTCAATGATGCTATTTCGCCAAGCTTAGCTGCTATGGTAACTAACCATCCAGCCAATTGTGCAGCCTCACTAACCAAATCAACAAGACCGGAAATAACTTTAGGGTCAGTCAGTACATCTCTAACCTTATTAAACGATGTTGTTAACTCAGTTAAGTCTACTTTTGCTAGACCTGAAGCAATCTCCATCTTGAGGCCTTTTACCTGCGCCTCTATATCCTCGAAGATATTATTAACCTTGATTAAATCATCTATAGATGACGGGTCAGGAGCGACTCCATAGTCTTTAGCCAACGCAATGAATTGTCGCAACTTATCATTATTATTATCAAAGAGAGGAAGAAGTTTTGATAGATCGTTACCTAAACTCTCTAGAATTGTCGTTTTTTCGGCGTTTGTGTTGATTTTACTGAGTGCTTCACCAATCGCCATCAATTGCTGATCTGGCGTGGATTTGGATAATTTTTCAGCGGACAGACCTAAAGCATTTAATGCATCAACAGCTTCGCCTGATTGGTTGAGAACTGCATCGCCAATCTTATCGCCAATATCTTTGAAGATATCAGCCATTTGATCCCCAGAAACGCCCGCTTTCTCAGCTGCAAATTGCCATGCCAAAAGATTTTGGGTCGAAATGTTAAGGGACTTTGCCCAGCGGTCTGTTTCAGCGATTTGCTTGGAAGTGCTTTTAAGTAACTGGAATCCAGCAGCCCCCACACCCAATGCAGCAGATGCAGCAGCAGCACCTGTAGCTGCCAGTGCGAGGCTTGTTTTCTTCGCATCGTCCTGAACCTGTTTACTCCATTGAGCGGATGCTCTTTCAGCCTTATCCATCCCTGATACAAAACCGCCTGTCTTTGCGATCAGGTCAAGAGTGAGTGTTCCGAGGGATTTTCCAGCCATACTAGCACCTGTACTTGTTATGAATTATGATTAACTAACAAAATTATATTCATTCGGTAGAAACGTTAAAATTTGACTAAGGGAGCATGAAAATGAAATCAAATATTTATTTAATACTTAGGTCTCTTATACAAGGTTTATATAGAGGGAGTTTGTTTACCTTTTGCTTATGGTCGCTAATAATAATATATTCGTACTTATCAAACCCGTACTTATTATCCACTATATTTAACGGGGTATTAAATTATAAAATTGATACATTCGAAAGGTTATCATCCATGGGAGATAGATTATTAATGGCATATATTGCCGTGACATTAATCGCAATACTTTTGTCAGCAGTTGATAATTTTGTTGTTAAAAGAAACAGATAATTACCGAAAAAAAACACCTAAGGGCTATAATTTATCCCTTAGGTATTCAGCCCCATGTACGCATCGCCTCTTCAAGTTTGATCGGCTCGTTTGCTGCCTCCCGCTCAACAGCGGCAATATGAGGCGCAAAATCAGCAATGCTGAAGGCAGGGGTGTTTTTGGTACGGTTTACGTTTGCCAGCACAGAAGAAACCAGTGCCGCACCCCACTCCGTTCGCATCATCAGGTTCAGATTGCCGTACTTCTGCCGGTACTGCACCCACTGCTGGAACTCGCGGAAGCTGAGGCGTTCTTTTGCCTCAGCGATAGTGCGGCCACCTATCCCGTTAAGGACTAGTTCGCACCAGATTTCGTCTTCTGCGCTGAGTCCGTCTTTCCCAGATCGTTAACTTCCTGAATAGCCACCAACAGCGCCACGGTCAGGCCACCGTCCAGCGCGCCACGGTCTGGATCGGCCTCGCCGGTAACATCGGCAACCGTAAACACCTGATGCCCATTTTCATCGCAAATTGACGCTGCGATACGGCCAGCAACCCCATCAATACGGCCCAGGCCAGCAAGCACATCTGATGTGGCAGTGTGATAACCAAGAGGACGGATATAAGTTGTGGCTGTATGTTCCTTACCATCCTGTGATTTCCAGGTAATCTCTTTTTCAACCGGGCGGCCGGTAAACGCTCCCGTTTCTTTCAGTGTGTCGAGTGTCAGTTTCATTTATCTTTCCCGATAATGTTTGTTGATACGCGGGGGATCGCCCCCGCCAGTGATCAGCTGCCAGACTGCTCTTTCGGAATCCATGCACCCTGCCCGGAACGCTGGATAGTGGCAGAAGTCTGCACGACCGTGTTTCCCTGAAAGTCGAACGGGAAGTCGGAAACGTATCCCTTGAATACGTACCAGGTTCGATCGGGAGGAAGCACCAGGCCATCTACAGCACCCGGACCAGTTCCCGCTGTCGGCTCTGATTCTCCATCAGACCAGCCGATAGCAAACGTTACGTCGCTCTGGTCATTTGACTCTGCCATGTTGCTGAGCATCAGGTGGCTGGCGTTAGTTGGATCTGCGTTAAGCGTGGCCGTTGCCTGCCCCGGTGTACGCAATCCCTTTTTATATTTTCGGGTGTTACGTTCGCTCAGGCAGGTGTCATCAATCTGATCTGCCGGGCTTCCACCTGGTGAAAATGCAGTGATGCATTCAATTTCGCTCACGACACCATTCGCGAGCACGTACAACTGTGTGCCTTGAGTCACTACTGACATAGTTATCTCCGGGTATAAAAAAACCGGCGGCGCCGGTGTGTTATGGAAGGTTGTTTTATCGTTTGACGAGCCAGTCGACGTCGAAGGAATAACGGTACTTCATGGTACTGGGTTCCAGTTCCTGCGTACCCCACCTGGTGATTATTGCGCTGCCTTCGATCACATCACGAAGCGCCCGCGCAACCGTGATGACTTCTGTATCTGTGTCGGCGTAAACGTCAATCTGAACAGAAAAGCGGTCTATATCAGGGCGCTGCTTCAGGTAGTTTTGTGGATCACCGTCAATGTTCTGCCAGACCGCATAGGGATAGACAACTTCATCAAAATGCTTGCCGAAGGGGTACAGCCTTACGGGAGATTCTCCCAGCAGGGAGCGAACCTCCTGGCTGGCTGCACAAACTTTAAAAACAGGCGCTATCATGCTTTGGTCCCCTTTTTCACGGCCTGCCTGATCGCACGATCGATAGCTTTTTCCATTTCTTCCGCAAAAACGTTAATGACAGGGCCATCGATACCGTTCATCGCGGGGCGGATGATAGGTCGTGCTGCTGCATGCTCTGTTCCGAATTCAAGCATTCGCCAGTACCAGGTATCGCCGCCGGGATTTCCTTTGTCGCCTGCTGTTTTGTAAGTCCCACCGGCTCGCCCCTTTCTGACGTTGGCTTTTGTCTGGGCATACTGTCGCGCACCGCCCATAACGCCAACGCGGAAAGTCAGGTTACCCGTTCTCCGTAATTCACGACTACCAAAGCTGGCAACGATATTTTTATAGATGGCCTCTTTGGTCAGTGGGTCATCAACCCGGGCAGCATTACTCCGGGCACGGTCCCTGATTAAATTCGCGGCTTTACGAAGCGCAAATCGTCCCGCTTTGTTACGGGTGACGTCCGATACTGCCTCCATTTTCCCAAGCAGGGAATCAAGCCCGGTAAGACTTACTTCAACACCATCAGCCATCGTTTACCCCTTCTGAGCAGGGAAGCGTGAGATATTCGCGGCCACTTTTCGGATCAGGAAGCACGCCCTCGATGTTATATATCCCGCCGCGAAACAGGATGCGATTCATCCGGGTAATTCCCGGTCGAAAGCGAATTGTGATACGGGTAGTGATTTCCCCCTGCGATGCCTGGGCTGCAATAAACTCGCGAGCCGACAAAGGGGAGACTTCGGCCCATACGGTAGCCACATCCCGCCAGGTTTTATTTACAGCTCCAGTCTCTGGGTTCTGAACCATCACCGGCTCCTGGATTGTTACCCGGTGACGTAGTTTCCCGGCCTGCATTCTACCCCCTGGCTTTTTGGCTGAGATACTGAGGTTTAAAATCGTTAAGTGACGTAATTTCAACCCCATCATCTTCAGCCAGTGACTGGATAATGACATCGCATAACGCCATATTGGATTCAGCCAGCCGGTTTATCGCGTCCGTCTGCTCCCTCTGCGCTTCTGTCTGTTCGCGTAGAGCTGTTATCAGCTCGTTTACCTGTTGCTCGTTCATATGCAATTTTCGCCCATTTTTTTATCCACTCGCGCCGTTCGGCGCACCCTGAGCAAGCCATGTGCACCACCTAGATAATTGTCGGTAACCGGAGATCGTAAATCAGCATCGTCACTGAAAAGGGAAGCTCACCCTGTTTGAGTTTCTCTTCCTCTTCTCCGTTTCGGTTTCGATCGAGATACCCCAGGAGAACGAGTAAAGCTGTTTGCATGCGTTTCAGTGGCTCACCCTCTATAAGCTTCCCGCTATTATCAACAACCCTGTCACGACTTCCCTGGATGTATGAGAGAAGCGCTGCACTGCCAGACTGAATCTTTAGAGTCAGATCAGCATCACCGGCATCATCATCTATCCGCAAATGTTCTCTGGCCTGTTCCAGTGTCACAAGTTCAATCACGTTTTATCCCTCCCGTCGCGGCCACGCTTGGCAGCCAGGGTCCAGCCTTTCGAACCTGCCTCACCCGGCTTGTCCTGGGTCTGCTCGTCGCAGTGCCAGAGCGAACCGCCCCATGTAACTGTGTCGCCAGGCAGATATTCCTGACCGGATTTGAATACGCCCTGATAAATCATTACAGGCACGTCAAAGGATTTAGTTTCACTGGTGCCACTGGTGCGGTTAACCGTCAGGGTGAAGGTACGCTGCTCAGAATGCTGTATATCAATGCCCGACACGCCATCAACAAGACACTCCCATCCTCGCATGCCATGGGTTTTCTCGTAAGCGCGCCACAGGCCGCCGTTATGCGTTGCATAGCTGCCACGCGGATAGCTTTTCTCTTCATAAATAAAGGGGAGAACTTCAAGCGTCAGCGCGTCCCGGCCATCTGCGCCATCCTTACCCGGTTCAGCGGCTGGCATTGCGGATACCGCATCGCTTACGGCCTGCTCAACGAGCTGCTTAAGCATGGAAGGGTCAAAATCCTTACCATCCTTCGGCGTAGGAATTTCTGCCACGGCATTCCTGACCATCTCCTGAATCATCGGCTGGACGTCTTCAGGCGTGACGCTTTTACCGTCGCGCGGTGCCGGGATTGCAGCTACCGCATCGCTGACCATGGCGGCAATATCCGGCAATCCTGGTGCTGTCGGTGCAGGTAAATGAGCGATGGCCGCCTTTACCATGCTCTCAATGTCGGGATCGGGCGCATTGCTGATTTCTTCAACCTGCTTTGCGAGCCTCGATAGCTTTTCTTCATATTCTTCTCGCTGCGCCTGAAGGTTTTTGCTGAAACTGTCACGCATTTCAGCGAGAACCTGACCAAATTCCTCGCCCAGCACCTTTATCAGGGATAGTTCGCGTTCATTCATTTTGTAAGAAATCCTCTGATCATGGCTTTGGCTGCCGACTGCTCAGCATCGGTTAAAGCCTTTCCTTCATTCGATGAGGCTGAAGGTTGGGACAAACTGCTTTTACCAAACGGATCATCCGAAGCATCACGGCGCGCCAGCGCCTCAAGGCTGAAGTTCTGCTGTTGAAGGTAAAGAGAGTCCCCTCCAGCCAGGGGAGGCAGGTTCTCACTTTTCCTCGCTTCGTTTGGTGTGAGGATAGTATTTTTCACCCCTTCCCCCAGGGATTTGATACGGCGTTCACTGTCCATACGCAGCAGCGCATTAACATCAAACTCAGTCCCTGTATCACCCTCAAGTTCAAACGCTTCATCCAGCAGCAATTCGATGGACTCAATCAGGGACTGAAGACACTGTGAGTAATACTGCTGATCCTGCGCCTCGATGTTGTCATGCGTTGGCAGTTCACCAATGCCAACCTTATAAGCAGGCACGTGAAATACTGAACAGACAATCTGCGCGGTCATGCGAAGCTGTTCGACAGTTTGCGCATCAGCAGCTGAGACCGTCCGGGGAACATATTTCGCACCATTGCTCAGAATGGCGGTTTTACCCGCATTTTCCCCGGTATAACCAGTGTCCCAGTTTTCTTTGATCTTCCTGGCGTTCTCTTCCGTAATCGAGCCCGGAACCTCGATAACACCGCTGGGTTTCCCGCCATTGCGGAAAAAGTACGCTGAGCTTTCCTGAATATGGTGACCCTGCATTGCAGCCAGACCAGCAGCATAAATCGGGGAAAGACCAATAAGGGGGTGGAACAGACAGTTGAACCGATCATGAATAACCTCTCGTGCCGGTACTGTCACAGATGATTCAATACCGGCCATGTTATCCGGATTGATCTGGTAGAAGACAGAGCCATCATCAGCTACCAGCGGCGTAACCTTGTTCCAGTCCAGCAGCCTCAGCTCGGTTATCTCACCGCGATTGTTCCGGATCTTGAGCGCAACGGTATTACCTTCGCACAGCTTGGAATTCAGCCAGTGCTCAAAGAACTGGATGCGGTTCTGAAAGGCATTTGGCCTGGAATACAGCGCGGCTATCTTTCCGGTTTTAATTTCCCTCCGAACGCCATTTGAATCCTGTTTCATCAGGCGCGGAGGCATTTTAGCGATGTCACTTGCGATCAGAGATATGCAGGAAAACACAGCATAATAGGAGAGAACCGTTTTGGGCTTAATTTCCATATTCTGCTGCCAGGCCCCGGCGTAGGGTTCGTGGACATAACTGAACATCGGCGTCCAGCCCCCGCGGTTGACAACAGGCTGCTGTAGATTTTTGACTTGCCCCTCTTTTCTTCGGAAAGGATTCCACATTAGCCGTTCTCCGCTTTACGCTTATTCTTCCTCACCCTGGTAGTTACCTCGGTGAAATATTCAGCCTTGCCAAGCAGCACCAGCACCCTTGCGCACCGTTCGTCCACGGTCTTTACGTCTCCCGTAACAGAGTCATGTGTGCGTTGCAGATATCTGATTTTTGCCATGCAATATGGCGGGGTTTCCCCCGCCCTCCTTTCGCGTTAGCTTCCCTGGTTAGAGCCGTAGTTCACACCAGAAATAACCGCCACCGCTGCCGTGCGGCGACGCTTCCAGTTGATCCAGCGCTCGGCACGGATAGCTACGCTGTTCGTCTGGAACATGGAAACCAGCTCCGTTCCGGTTGGGCTGACGCTGTCGCCTGTAGGATCGCTTTCCATTTCCAGAGAGGCTTCACGTGACATATCCACTGCCACACCACCGTCGTCAGCCAGATAAATATCCGGCGCGTTCAGCAGGGTAAGATTGCTTCCGGCGTACTGCGAAACGATAGCCGGAAGCCCCTGGAATGTGCCGCCAAGCAGGGTCATTTCCGGATACATTTTCTGACCCAGAGCATTTTTCTTCATGGACAGTGCCAGCGCGTTGGTGCTGGACATGATCCACACGCCGCCAGTTGGCTGGAGGTTATTGGAGACAAACTGAGCGAATGCCGCTTCAGCATCTGCATCCGGATCGCCGGTTGATGGAACAGCCACAATACCGTTGGTAATTGAGGCCGGAGAGACGTTAGCAACTTCAGCTTTCGCCGGGTTAATGAAGTCCGTATCCAGGCGTGCAATGACCGCTTCTGCCAGCGCATTACGCACCAGTGCATCAGCTGCCGGATTGGAGAACCGGATCAGCTCATCGGTCAGCACCGCAATGGCTGCGACTTTGGCGAAGCTGAACGTGATGGACTCAAAGTCGAATTTGGTCAGCGGCTTGGCCTTACCCTGACCTACCCAGTTTGCAGATCCGCCGGAAGTTTGTGCCGGAATGCGAATGTTGAACGGGACCTGACGCAGGGCAGGAATACCACCCTGACCGAAACGACCGATAATGGTCTGCGGGCGGAGGAATTCAACAAAATCATTTGCATATTCCTGATACTCCACCAGCGCGCCAGCCCACTGAGGATCGGTCGTTGTGCCAGCACCAACAGCGGCTTTCAGCACATGATGAAGTTTCGCATCATCCGGGTACTGCTTACGTGCAATTTCCAGCGCTTCAGAACGGCTGCCGTTTGCCGCCGCCAGTGCCTTGGCAAAACGGGCAAAGGCGATACCTTTCTCCAGATTTTGCTCAACGCGAATGATCCCCGGTGCGTTTGTCTTCACGGTGGTGAATTCGCCACCAGCAGCTTTAGATACCGGTTTTGCAGTCGATGCCAGATTGCTTTCCATGTCGCGCAGTCGTTTGAGGTGCGCATCAACTGATTTAATTTCTGCGGATGTGTTGTCGTAGCTCTCTTCTTCTTCAGCGTCCAGGGTGCGTCCCTCTTCAGCCGCCTTTGACATCACTTCATCAAGTGATGCGGCCAGCGCTGCACGCTTCGCTTCAAAGCTCTTGATTTGTTCTGCGATATTCATCGAAATGTTTCCTTTTTTGGTTTTGGGTGCTGTAGCGCCAGCGGTTTTAGAGGTTTTCACTACCGGTTTCTCATTGCCTGACGCGGCGAGAAACTGGCGATCGAAAGATTTAACGGTCTGGATGGAGCATTCGGCATTGGCCGGAATGGTCACCGCCGAGACCTCAAGCAGGTCCCAAGACAAAAAGCGAATACCGCCTTCATCCAGGAAGGAATACTCAATTGGGCGGAACCCAATCGACAGGCCGCGTACCAGCCCCGCCTTAATCGAAGCCCACGCTTCATCAAGACGTGCGATTAACTGGGATGGCATGTCAGGGGTTGGTTTCACGAGCTTTGCTGTGATCTGCAACCCCTCTTTCACCATTTTTGGCGTGCAGGTGCCAATAGGCTGAGAGCGGTCGTGCTGCCAGAGGAACGGCGTATCGCTGCGGAATTTCGCCCCCTCCGGCTCCATAATGTCACCGTCACGATCGGGAGACGGTGTTGAGGCGATGCCGGTGATAATCCGCTCATCCTCATTTACCGACTTCACCGTCATGAGGGTGCAGGCGCGTTTAAGCGTCATTTGCTGGCCTCCAGAAATGAAAAAACCCGCATGTGCGGGCCATTAACTGACGTGTGTGTTAAACGAAAAATACCTGGTAGTCTTTTTTGACCGGTTCGGGGTTAAGAGCCATTAACGTAACGGCGTTGAATGTGGCCATAAGAGGGTCAATTTTCCCCTTCCCGCTGGCCTGTTTGGTGATGAGTATGGCGTTACCTTTCGGCTCTACACGGGCGTTGCCTACGCACCATGCCATCAGAAGCTGACCACCATGAAGCAGAACACCCTCAGCCAGCTTTCGCTCGGTAGTCTTAATGGCGCCGCCGAGTTTCCAGCCCTGGCTGACCCCGGTTACAGCCTCATCAGGAATGCCTGCCTCACTGAGCGCATCAAGAATTTGCCCGACCTCAGAGGGGTCAATCCCAATTTTGTCCAGCAGTTCTGCTTCATAAATCCGGCTGACGTACTCTGCAACTTGCTCAACATCCTCACCTACACGCTTAACGATCGTCAGGTCACCGGCCTTCTCAAAATCCTTTAATTTTGAAATTTCGCTCTTTCGCCTTTCCAGGGCGATGGAATGCGCCCATGCATGACACCAGCATAACCATTCGCGAGTCTGGCGATCGCGCCCGATAACGGCCAGGCCAAGAAGGTCATCGAGACCACCGCCATCAATACCAACTGTGACCACCTCAGAGCGGCGCAGAATATCGTCAAAAGTGACGCGCCTTGCCTGTTGCTCCCAGAAATCCGCCCCAGCCCATCTGTCAGCGCGCAGGGCGAGACCGATTTCAACGTTGGCGTGCTTGGACATAAAGCCACGGAAGTCTTCTTCCCCGGCCTCTTTCGCTTTGTTGTACTCGCGGTAAAGAAACTGCTCGTCAACGGAGTAACCCAGGTTGGGGTTAACCATAGCGAGGTTGTCCAGAAGAAGATGCTCTCCGCTGGCAACCATTTCCGGTGGATGCTCAAATATCACCGGAAGAAAATGCGGGTCGTGAATTTTTCCGTCGCGAACGTCACGGGCGTACTGTAACTTTTTCTTAAACACGCCAGCTGGCGGTTCGTTGGACTGCGTGGTTGTGTACATCACAAAGCCTTCAGGTCGTGATGCCATGCCACCGACTGCCTCACGCAGCATATCTTCGGAGTTATGTTGCTTACCAAAAAGCCACAACTCGTCAATGAGCGTGCCGACAGATTTAATCCCCGATACGGTGTTGGGGTCGGCGGCCACCACTTTCAGCGTCGTGTCTGTTCCCCTGTGGGTGATGGTCCTGATGTGTGTCTGCACCTGACAGAGGTCATCCAGATCCTCATCCCGCTTTACCATGTCGCGCGCCGGGTTAAAGGCGTTTGTCGCCACCTCTACGGTCGGGGCGATGATGGTATACCCGGCAGCCTGTCGCCAGTTGAGAAGCAACGCAGTCATCATGATCCCGGCGGCCAGTGTAGACTTGGAGTTTTTTTTGGGGATCAGTACAAACACTTCTGTAATGTGTCTGCGGCCGGTTTCGGCATCATAGGAGCCGAACAGCGCCGCAACGAGATCGAAAACCCACTGTGCGCAGGATTCACCGAACGTTGGCGATCCTGGAGCATCAACGATTTTCAGTTGCCTGAAAACGTTCAGGGCTATTTCAGCCTGCTCCGGGTAAATCGGTGCAGGAATAATAGACTGTCCTTTCTTCAGGCGATCCGCCCAGTCAGGGCAGGCAGTTGTCCACTCCGGCATCATGTATTCCCGCGATTGTTAACCACCAGTTTCGGCGGCTGCTGAATTGCGAACTTATTGGCCGCTTTTTTGGCAGCCTCAGCTTTTGCATCCTTCTTACCGCCCTCACCTTTCTTCTGATGCATATAAGGCAGCATGGCCTTTGCAGCATCTTTCCTGGTTTCGATTTCGTAACCAACGTTGTTCATAACCGATTTCAGGAAGTCGAGAGGGTCTTCATACTCACCGGCGGACAATGCCGCAGGAGGTCGCTTTTCTTCAGGCGTGTTTACTGCTGGGGTATAAACATTTCTGCGATACGCAGGTTCGTCATCCACCTCAACTTTTTCTCGTTTTTTTCGCTCAATAAACGCGATGACCTCCGGGTCTTTAGCAAGCTGCGACCCCTTGGAACGCGCGGATTTTTCAGAATATCCCGCCTTTATTGCCGCATCCTTCTGAGACATCCCGGACATCAGCGCGAGAGCATATTTCCGCTTCTGCGCTGTTAACATGTTTACACCCTCCAGAGGGGGATTTTTTCTGCGAATGAGAGGGGGCGAGGTGTCCAGGGCGATCGATGTTTACTCTGGATGATACCCCCCCGGGGTTGGCTGGACTCAAAGCCCTACAAATCCTGATGCCTGATCGCCTTCAGGCACCTCATGCTTCAGGGCCTGCTCATCAGGCTGACCGGTGGCAACTTCACGTGCAGACTTACCTGCGTGACATTCAGTGCAGAGCGTCCACAGGTTGTGCTCCGAGTTATCGCCTCCGAACTGAAGCGCAATACGGTGGTCGAGTTCACTGTCAGTCAAATCAACAACCCGATTACACATACAGCAGCGACCATTGTCACGCGCATAGATACGTCGCTTCAAACTCACCCTTGCACTTCCACTTATGCGGCGCTGCTCACCGTAGATCGGCTTTATGCGTCGCGTATCAATGGCTTTCAGGCGTGGCTTTAACGTTGTTAGCTTAGACATGCAACCTCCACGCCCGGTGGCGTTCTGTACGTGGTGCTGAGTCCGGGTGACGCTCAACCGGCTCACCATCGGCATGGTCCACCAGCGAGTAACACGGATAAACCACCGCGCCGCCATAGGCATCCCCGACTGCATAGTCGGCTGGCTTACTGCTGTCCCATCGAGAAAGGACTCGTTCAATATGCTGAGGCGGTACGCTGTAGCACACGCCGTGTATAAGGCGCGGCAGCGTGATGAAGTCAGACCGTGTCTTGTCAGCAACAATCAGACGTTCGGCTACCTGCATCTGATACTGAGGTGGTCGGCCAGTGCCCAGGTAAAAACTCACCAGCGATTCCGGGAAGCGGTTAAGCCATTCGCTAACCTGCTCAATAAAATCTGGAACAGGTAATGCGTCATCTTCGATTATCACTACCCGGCAATCCTGCCATGAAGCCCATTCAAGCGCGCGGCGATGATTCCAGTTTGCGCCGTGGTTACCGTCATCAACCAGCAGATGAGCATGCAGTAGCGCAGCAAGACGTTGTGCATGATCTATCCGGGTGTGATGAGCGCAAACTACGAATTTCATGTGTAAGCCTCTGTCGGTGCGTGGGTGTGAACTCGTTTTCTGGCAGCGATAATTTCTTTTTCTGCGTCAGAAAGATTTTTAAACCATTTTTGCCACACCACTTCGCCACAGTTGAACAGAGTGGCCCGCCACATATTTCCGTCCTTATATACACCTCTCACACCTGATTCGGCTCTCCCGGCAAGTGAAAGATTTTGCATATTCTGAGAGCGAGTAGCCAACCTAAGATGATTTACATTCACACATGCTCTATTGCGGCAAATGTGGTCAATCTCCATTCCGTCAGGTATTTGGCCTTTTTCTCTTTCCCAGGCATATCGGTGGGCTGAAATGATGCGGCCTTCCGATTTTAGTTGTGGGTATCCTTTGCTGTTTTTTGCACCGGTCCACAGTAAGCACTCACCTGATATCTCGGTACTGAATTCAAATCTCACCTCAGGTGAGGAAAACCTGTCTTTCCCGGCGAGAGGATCGCCAAATTTCCTCATCCGAATGTAGTGTTTGTTGCATAGGTTACGCGCTAAAACTTTATTGCAGCATCCGGAAACATTGCAGAATCTAGTCATAGATAATTTCCTTCGCCCATAAAAAAAGCCGCACGATGGCGGCTACTGTCTGAATATCAGGGTGTTGCTTCGCTTTAACCCTGGTTAAAGTACGTGTTCAGCCCGTCAGTGGTGGGACACTGGCGCATTCAATGCAGAGGGATGGCTGATTACCTTTGGCTATCTGGAGAAAATATGAAGTACAGCTTAAAAACTGTGGGTGGTATCAACTCCTCCTTAACAAACCATGAGTTACATGTGTTCCTGGAAGGTGATGATAGCTCCCAGCACAATTTCAGAATCAATGTAGAAGGTCGGGATATCCATAGCCTTACCTTAAAAGAAATTGAAGCATTGGCAATTGAGCATGCACGCCAAAGTTTTGCTAATTGCAGTTAAGGCTTTTTACTTTTTTCGGCAATCCTAATTAAAGCTGATTGAAGTTCTGAGTGTAGTGAACTCATTAAACGGCTTGTAGATTCTTTGTGGTCCTCAAGCTGTTTTTTTAATAACTTAACCTCTTTTTCCAAATAATCTACTCTCTGCTCTGACATCATAAACACCCCTATCATTTATGTTTCCACCAGGCCGACTCCTTTCCGAAGCCATCCGTTTTGAAGATGGTGTGCACCTTAGGACCGGTAACGATGCGATCTCCGAAAGATTTTGCAGCTATACCGAACGCGCCCATGTCCACCAGCGTTGCGGGTGCTGTCTCCATCTTCCAGAAGCGATGGCTCTCTATCCGGTAGTAAAGGCGGATGATCCGGTGTGCAAACTCCATGACGTCCTCACGGCTGCCACCAAGCAGACCAGCATTAAGCAAAGGTTCGTCGCGGTGCTGCTTCAGAAATTGTTGGTATGCACTGCCGTGGTGATTGACCGTCATCCATTCGTCGGCATACGTCTTGTGCTCTGAGCCAACGTAAATTTTACCCGGCTCCATTTCTGCCCAGGGCTCTCGCAACATTTCAACGTCAGTACCGTCCGTACACCAGACAAGGTGATACTCAGGGTGCGCACGTAGAAACTGATAAATGTGAAGCCAGCGAGCAAAGTAAGGGCTCATGTCCACTAGCGGGACTTCAACCAGATCGGCACCAGTTGGCGACTCTTTTAATTCGTCAGCCAGGACAATCGGCAACGCGCCGGATATTGAGTCCGCCCAAACCTGAAGAGCCCGCGGGTCGGGTTTCATTTTTCCGCCCCGCTGTGGGTCTGGCTGACTCGTAAGCAGCGTCGTAATCACCAGATTCGGATTGGTACTATATGAAGCGAATCCGGTATAACCACTATCCCGCCGGGCGTTGAATATTCCGACGTTTCGTTTCACCAGTGCTTCACGGTCAGGCCGGGGAATAGAGCGCGTCCCCTCTTCATGCTCATCCATGGAGTGAATCAGCTTTTCAGAGCCGACCACATCAGCGAACGACCAGGTCGATAACCCGGCGTTGTGAATGCGCAGCGCCAGATCGGGATGCTCGTACATGCCGCGACCATAAACCGGATCGAAACCGCCAACCTTCTCGATAGCGCTACGGTGGTAATACAGCATCACGCCGCGCTGCCCGGTGTAAGCGATGTGCTTATCATCCCGGTACAGGACCGCCATATCCTTCAGCTTATTCGTCCCTGCCAGATCGAGGAACTGGTAAGCCAGGTGCGGTTCGGGTGATTCGATGTATGGCAAGTGCCAGTTATCAGCAACAGGAAAAGCATCATCGTCCCAAAGGAAAAGATGTTCACACCCGGCGTCCATCAGCGCTGTTAAACTGGCGTTCTTCGAAGCAACTATGCCGAGTGATGTTTCATGGCGACGCAACCGCACTCCGTCAGGTACTACGGCGGCAGGTTTAGAACCGTCGTCGATAACCACCACCAGCGACCCGGCGGGCAGATGTTTAATGTGCTGCTCAATGGCGCGCGTTAAAACGTCTGGCCGGTTGTGGGTAGTGATGGCAATACCTATCCGTGACGATGAAGCGCAGGCAGGTAAAAACGGGACACCATCAATCGTGACCTCCATATTAACCCCATTGAATAATTTTTATTGAAACGCTAAGTTCAATGCACTTATCTTTGATGAATGGTGAATGAAATGGATCTTGTTCCATCCCGGAAAGAGTTAAACAGGGCTAAACGTTGTATTGAACGCATGAGATCGGCGGCATCCTACGATGAGTATGATGAGGCATGGAGCGATTTTCTAAGTCGAATTGAAAATGTTTTCAGCAGAATCAAGGTTGCAGCTGAAACTCATAAAAAGTATCCCTCGTTCTCATCAAGAACGAATCACCTCCGTGCTACAGATAGTTTGCTTGTCTATCTCAAACAGGCACGCAATTCAGTCCATCATGGAATTGCAGATACGTCCAAATATGTTAATGGCGGATTCGGTATTAATCCTGTTTCACCAGGTGGGAGCGTTCACATCAAGTCGTTAACTTTTGATAAGAACGGTAATATTAATATTATTGCCGGGTCGCCTATCAAAGTTAACGTAATACCTAGTTCGGTAGAGGCAATACCATGTCGAAACAGAGGCGTTACTTACAATCCACCAGAGTCACATTTGGGTAAAGTTTTAAAAACTAAAAGCCCAATTGATATTGCTGTATTAGGCATTGAATTCTACGAATCTTATCTTGCAGAGGCTGAAAATACATTCCTCAAACAATAATTTATTAATCTAATTGTGGCAGTTCGCCTGCCACGCTTTGTTATGGGCCAGAATGTCTTTCTTCGTCTGGCGGTCCAGTACATCCCAGTCGTGCGCTGTGCCGTAAATGGGTTTAATCCAATCGCAAGCGGTATCCACCACCTCAACCCTTACGGGTCCAGTTGTCCCGCAGCTCGCGATCAACATCGTCGCCAGGCATATGGTTAACAGTCTGCTGTACATTGCTGGCCTCTTTCGTAGCTTCTACCCGGCGTTCGGCTACTGCGACCCTTGCCGCAGCGTTATCTTCAGTGCGCTGCTTGTTAGCTTTGGCTTCCGCTTTGCTGGTGCCGCGGATATGGCCAAGGCCAAAAGCGCCGGCAATAGCGGAAATAACCAACGCGGCCAGCCCGATTATCGTTTCGATCCCCACATTCACCTCACACCAGAACGGATTTCGCCAGGTTAAATAGTGCGCGGCGTTTATCCAGCCCGTTGCGGCCGCCATTGATTAGCAGCGTAACGCGCTCAACATCGCCGGAATGAAGCAGGCAACCGCGGGAGGCATAAAACCAGGCAGCTGAGCGCGCGGCGTATTCATCCTCTTCAAGCAACTCCGGGTGGGTAACAAGGTCCAGTTTCAACGCCTGGCCACAACTGCGATAGTTGCTCAGGCCGGTAATCTGTTTCAGCCCACGACCGCGATATTTCCAGCCATCACCAGCGACCTGATTGCCAAGGTGTTCTTTTCCCCACTCACCACCGTATACCAGATTGGCGATCGCTTTCTGGTTTGCCGGTTGCGTTGCCGTTCTGCCAAGAGCGGCGGCCTGCTGTTGCGTGATGCGGTGGCTGCCGAACGTCGGCACCAGGTTTTCAGCCGCGTAATTCAGGTTTTCCACCAGCCGGGTAAATCTGGTGCTTTCATGCCCCATCTGGGCAATAAACATGGCCTGATCAAGCGGTGCGGTGATGCCGTATTCCTTCATAGCGGCATCGATATGCGGAAACCAGCGCGCAGCTAACCCGGCGCTGATACCAGCCGCCTTCTGAAATTGTGATTGGTTCATTAGTGCCTCAGTGCATCAACCAGACGCGCCATGTTTCCCCGTGCCCAGAGAAGAGCAGCGCAAATCAGAACGTTCACCAGCACCACAAACCAGTGCGATTCGTTATACAGGCCGAACAGGTAACGGAAAGGGACGCTGGCATAAACCAGCACCGTGAAATAAGCCATCAGCGATATCAGTGGACGATGTCTCGCCCCTCCACGCTGGTAGAACATGAGGGCAAGAACGATCACCCCGCAGATGATGGCATTCGCCATTGCACTCGGATCACTTGTTACCATTGCTGGTCCCTCCTCCACGTAAACGAGAGAGAATTCCAAACAGGCTACCCAAATCCTGGCTGTTGACGAACGTCAGCAGCTTAATCGCAATAGCGGCTACGATTACCGCGCCCAGCGCATCAAGTGGCCTGTCGCTATACCCCGTCCATTTGGAGAAGTAAGAGCCAAGAAGTGGAGCGCCAATAACGCCGAAGATGAATGAGGTGATGAAGTAGCCCACCAGCTTCAGGCGGCTGATATTTACCGCCGTAGCGACGTAGAACACCGCGCCAGCAAATGCACCAAACACCACGCCGTAATCAATACCGGTTGCCAGGCCAAAGATACTGGCCCCCATGAGACCACCAGCCGCTACCGTAGCGCCAGAAACAGGATCGGACATTTAGCCCCCTCTTATTGCCGTGAGTCCTCTCAGAACGAGGGGAAACAAAAAAGGCCACCCGGAGGCAGCCCTTAAAATAAAAAACCCGCAGCAGTGGCGGGTTTATGTTTTGATTTGTTGCTCAGTACGCTTTACTGTCCCGAGCCTACCACAATTTAAGCACTTTCCTGCTCACTCTGCAACTTAAATCTGTCACTATTTGTGGCGAACGCGTCACAAAGTGGTGCGTAAAGGATCGATTCTGCAAGACTGACCCATGTATCAATACGACGACGGCATGTAATAAGGGTCCAGTCGGGATGTTTTGAATTAAGCTCTTTAGCCATCTGGAGTTTGCTCTTACGCAGACGATGACGATCAACAATCACACTATACAGCCCACGGTATTCTTCGTTCATCAGCACTGAGGCAATAACGCCGTCAATCTTTAGCCCCTCCTCGTCTGAGCAGAACGCCAGGCCAGTTTTGTTTTTACTGTTGAGAATTTCCCGCAGGTATGCTTCCAGCTCGGGTTTGGTGATGCCGGATTTCTTCATGCGGCGCAGCGCATCGTTGATAGCGGATTTGGTTATTTTCCCGGATGCCAGCAGCTGGTTGAACATGTTTCCGCCCGAGCCACCACCAATATAAGACCAGCGGCCCCACATGCGGAGCTTTCCCTGTACCCAGATACTTTCGAGAGTGCGAAGGCGAACCAATTCGCCGGATTTGCCTACTTCTGAAGGATTGATCATTTGCGTCTCCACTTACGCCAGTACGCCGATTGCCAGCGCACGATCTAAAAACCGAAACAGCAGCGTTAACTGGTCGCCGTATTTCGCTTCAAATGCCACAGGATCAGCGTGTAACTCGTCGTGATGCGCTCTGCACAGCGGTATCACAAACAGGTCATGCGCCTTAGTACCCATTCCACCCTGCCCGTGGCCTATCAGGTGGTGGGGGTCGTCTGCCGGGTTATTACAGCAACAGCACTGTTGCGACTTCACCCAGCGGGTGTATTTCTCGTTTTCCCAGCGTCGGCGCTTTGGCCTCAGCATGAAAGATTCCGGCGTTTCAGGATCGACCTTCACCGCCACTATCTTTTTTGCCTTCTCCTGAAAGATTTGCGTAGCCGGTAATGACGGGACAATGTCGCTTTCCCTCATCACTGAACTGTGCGGTTCTGGCTTGATTCTGAGTGCTTTACTCGCCACTGATTCAGGAACAAGGTCAGCGAGATCATTACGCACCATCCACCAGCAGAACTCAGGAAGCGAAAGAGTGTGGTCAGGGCTGAAACCTAAATCAATATTTATCCTTTCCAGCAGCCATTTTACCAGGTTCTGCATGGCAATTCCTGCCAGTCTTTCAGTGGTTTGCTCACGTAAATGGTTATCACACGCCCAGCAAAGACGAATGCTCCCCGGAGCGTGGCGCATCACCGTAAAGTCACTGGCATGCCAGTCAGTGTGAGGCCACTGACATTCAAATTTTCTCTCCAGCCAGGCATCAAGGCTACTCAATCCACCAGCTCGCTGAATGACCCTATCGTTAACGAAAATAGCCTGCATGTTGGCATCGTCAGTCAGGGGCTGGTGGGCTTCAGGGATTAATCCAGATGGCAGATGCTGTATGGCTTCGGATGGTGGCTCAATAACTACCCTTCCCTGACGGAATAGCCAGAGCAGTTCGGTACCAGGGCGGAACAGAACCACCCCGGATATCGGCGCAATTTCAGGCGTCAGTATGGCTCTCACCCAATTCTCCCCATTGTTGGTTGATGCCTGGTTATCGATATTTCTACCCTTCCGCCATGCACTTTCGGCCCCCACTCCACCAGCATTTTCTGCACCTGGCTGTCATCCTCCCAAATGCCTGCATGCGTGAGCGCGTCAAACAACGCCTTGTTGTAGTTGTCGATGTCGCGGCGGCGGGCATCTGGCGGAAAGAGAAGGATCTCCACCGCAGCTGGTGATGATGATGGTTTTGGTAAGCAACGCAGTTGCTCAATGATCGCTGCACATGCCGCGCTCTGGTATGCCCTGCCCTTCTCGCTGATAAGATGGCGGCCTTTTAACGGCCCCTTGTTCGGGGCTCGCCAGTATGTGTTTACGCTCGGTGGGAACGGGAGCACCAGTTTCATAAACTCACTCCATGTTTTTTCAGCCAATCAACAGCGTTATCTCTGGCCTTATCTCCACCGGATAGTAGGTCTTTGATGATCGTCACTGGATCTGCATCCCATTCCGTTTTGACGACGGTAATGCCCCTGGCTGCGCCAGGAGCAACAGTGATGTAACCCTTTTTCTTAAGTGACTTCACGTGCGCTACAGCAGCGTTCGGTGATGCGCAGCCAATTAATCCGGCAAGCTCCAGCATCGTAGGTGGGAAGCCAGCCTTTTCGATATGAACCTTGATAGCTTCGAACACTTCATTCTGACGCGGCGTTAATTCGATCATGACTCGACTCCATAACGCCCGTTCAGGCGTCCGATTACGCTGTTGAACATCACCAGGCTTACGCCCATCGGTTTAACCTTCTCGTGGTACTCCTTCAGGATCGGAGGCACTACGACATTCCAGCTTGGCTTTGGCTTCTGCTTTAGGGCTTTTTTGATGGCATCGTTGCATTGACGGGCTACATCACGCACAGCGTTCTCATGCTCGGTAGATAGCTTTTTCATGCGGCGCGCTCCTGTAGTTTTTTCATGGGAACGGCAACTGCCGGTATAAGCTCAACAGCTGGTGATTCAGATTGATTTCCCCAGTGGTCCCAGCCAGGCGCACCGCAACGGCTGAATAGTTCGATGCGTGGAACATCACCGTAAAGCATCTCCAGACGGAAACGCGCCTCTGCTGGCTTCTGGCTGTGCTCACCGAGTGGGCTGTAAATAACCTGCTTGATGCTGGCGCATTTGCGTTCAAGTCCTTTTCCCCTGGTGGCGATTAGCAGGTCTTCGGTATTGGCTCGGGTGTAGTTCCCGCCGTTCATGCGTGTTTGTACGTTCAGCAGGTCGAGGAAGTCGTAAAAATCCTCCACACGCCCTGCCTGAAGTGCTTTGTTGATGTGCTGCTCTGCCAGTGAATTGAACTTAACCCAGGTAAAACCCTTCATCGTGCGTACTTTAAATCCCCATGCTTCAGCCAGCTCGATAGCCTCTCGGGTGTGCGTACCGGTGAACCACATAGCCAGAACAGCATCCTCGGCAGCCAGGTCCCAAACCGCGAGGCGCTTCATGTCGATAAGCTTCATCGTGCCGTAATGGTTATTTGCAGCGCCATTGCTGATGGTGTTCCCGTATTCCCACGCAGGGTCAGCATAAATCAGTGAATATTTCATCAGACATTCCTCGCTCGGCCAGCCAGACACCATGCATCAGAGGGTGCTTTCACTTTCGGCGCCATGCTCAGGCAACGCTGACGCTCAATCAGTATCTTCATCCTCTGCTCTTCGTTCTTAGAGCGATTGAAGGCATCCATCAGAACCGTGGCTGCACGCTGGTAGAGCCCTTTTTCAAACAGGCCTAGAGCCTTATCCATCATTGTGGTCACAGCCGGATTCAGAGCTTCTTCCTGTTCTGGTACAGCTGGTTTATTAGCCCGGTTGATTTTCAGTGCAGAACGCCCCTCGCCAACCTCCCCACCCGGTGCTTTGGCAAAATACTGGTAGCACTTGCCGTTATGCTGGCGGGTTGCGCGATTCAGTTTGACCAGATGGCATACACCGCGCTGAACAGCGTGAACGTCGTATTGAGGCATTGAAGCTGCGATCTGTTTGTTCGTTAAACCAGGATTATCAGCGATGAATATTTGAATATCTTTCAGAAGGCTCATGAGTTCGCTCCTCTGAAGCCCGCCGGGACTTTGCTATAGTCGGTGTTCTTGAAGCTGGATTTGAAGATTCCATCCTCACGCTCCCACTTGCCGTTAACTCGCACTGGCCTTCCGGCATTCGCCCAGTTGGTAGCGGACTTCAGGTAAGCTGGAAACTTAGTTGGCTGGAAAAGTGTCTGCGGGCGCAGGTAGGCCGCCATTGTTAAATCGTCGCTCCACTTGGCGTTGCAGTAGTCCACCACCAGCGACAGCTCCTCAACGGTGAAGCCCTCGCCGATTCGGGCGCGAATGTTTTGCAGCGAGGTTGTTGAAACCTGATAACGCGAACTGGTCACTTGGTTCAGATGGGTTAAAACCTGTTTAGCCTGATCGGTGATCAACACATCACCGTCTGGTTGCGGCGCAACCGGACAAATAGGTTTATTAGTCTGCTTGTTTAACTCTGTATTAAAGTCTGTATAGAGATAGGATTCCGTACTTTCGCGGCTCCCTAGATTCCTGTTATTCGCGGATTGAGAAACGCAGCTTCGCGGTTTTGATTCCGCATCTTCACGTTTTCCATTTCGTACTTTTGCGGAATCGTTATTTTCTGGAAAGATTAATGAGATTAGAGCATCGCCGTCGATGCGATAATGCTTGGTTGGCGTGCCATTGACCTTTCGAGAACACGTCTCGATCACGCCAGGCAGATACTTGTTTACCAACTTTTTAACCAGCCGTTCTGTCTGGTCTTCAGTTAATTCGCCCGCCTCAGCTCCAAGCTCCTTGTGAGTTTTATAGAACCAGCCGTCTTCATCCCCAAATGCTGACCAGAATACGAGGTTATTAAGAACTGCTGCCAGCGCATGAGCCTGCTGGTCTTCTTTAAAGAACAGCAGGTACGGCCTGGGAAGAACAATGACGTTCTTCTGGCCTGACATTGACTGGACGATGTCAAAGATTCTGCTCATGGTCGTCCTTTAACTCTGTAAATTTACGCTGGAATTGCTCAAGGGGGCTGAAGCACTCATGATCGTACCCTTCGCGGAGGTATATAACGCGTCGGGTCTCGGGCTCCCACCTGATGACGCGCACCGAGACGCCATAGTGATCTCTGAAACGCCGGTTAAGTTCTCGCATAGCGCTCTCCCCTTCCGACGCCAGACACCCACAATCGCCATAGCCCTGCTGTGGTTACATGGAACCCAGCGGCCTGATACCATGCGCTCATACCGAAACGACGAGGTTCCAACAACGGGAATACCACGGAGTTGCGGGAGATGGTTGTTTACCGTTACACTGTTCATGCGTTAGTTTCTCCACTGATACGACACGCCAAGGGGCCCGGAGCTGCACACTCGCGGGCCTCACCCATTTCTGGGAGGCAATAAACACGGGAAATAAGGTTCAGGAACGTCATGAGAGTGACCCTGAACTGATATGCGATATCGTTAAGACTTTGCCACTCGCTCCGGTCAACTACACCATCTTCAATGTAATGACGGTAAGCATTGACCAGCTCACCAAGTCTCCCCACCAGCTCGGCCAGTTTCAGGCCAATCTCTTCGTTTTCATCATCAGGCACGGCGCCGGGAACGTGTATTCCGTTATCAGTTTCACGAGAGTACGCGTCAGCGATGTAACTTACGCCAGCAGCTCTCTGAAGCACCATTGCCCAGCCCATTGGAAAGATCTGGTCGCCACCAGCACGAAGGCGGTTAAAGAGTGAATTCTGGGTTTCGTCCAGAATCTCTGCCGCTTCAGCGTATCCGCCTGGCAACGCGGCAATCGTCTTCCTGATTGCGGCCACTAGCCAGGCGGGCTGCTTCTCAACTTTCCATTCAGGTTCTATACCCACGGTCATATCCTCTTTTCTGTGGTTTCTATCAAACCGCTGAATCTGTAGGCTTTTGGGGACGACTAATCGCCTTGATCAATTCCTTTGAGAATTTTCCCTCGGAGGCTAAAGCGATTTTTTCCGCATAGTTAGTCTCGCCAGTAAAATCTGTACGAGGCAGGCATCCTTTTTTCATCCACTTGTAGATGGAACGAACACTACATCCGCACGCAGAAGAGATGGCAATGACACCTATCTCCTTGATTGCTTCGGTAAGAGTTGGGAGTTTTTCCTCTTGCATATGAACCTCACTTTATGAACTTAAAGTACATATTATGACGGAACTGATAGTTCACGCAAGTACACCTATTATTGAACTCATGGTTCAGGAAGAAAGAGCGCGACAAGACTTCTCCAAAAGGCTAGCGCTGGCCTGTGAAAAAGCTGGTTTACAGATTCATGGTCGACAGGCAGAAATTGCTAAGAAAATGAAGCTAACACCTAAAGCTGTGAGCAAATGGTTTAACGGGGAAGCAATACCAAGGCGCGGAAAGTTGCAGGAATTAGCAGCTTATCTTGGCACGTCTGCCACTTACCTGTTAGGTGACTCTTCTGAGGATGGGATTATCAAAAGACAAGCCAGTATTGCCAATGACGTTTACCGCGTCGACGTTCTCGACCTGACTGTCAGTGCGGGGCCAGGCTCGTTCATGATTTCTGAGTTTGTAGAAGTTCTGCATGCTATTGAGTTCACAGGTGAACATGCGCGCTCCCTCTTTGGTAACCGACCTCAGCACGATGTGAAGGTCATGACTGTAGACGGTGACAGCATGTGCCCAACGATTCAATCTGGTGATCGCCTCTTCTTTGATGTGTCAGTGAGGAACTTCAAGGTTGACGGAGTTTATGCATTTGTTTTCGGGCAACACTTTCATGTCAAGCGCCTGCAAATGCAGGGATTACAGTTAGCCGTGCTTTCAGATAATCCGGCATACAAAGACTGGTACGTAACTGAAGAGAATCAGGACCAGCTATACATCATGGGCAAAGCACTCATCCATGAGTCAATAGCGTATAACAAGCTATAGAAACGAGGCTGCGACTGATGTGATGGCATGTTATTCCTTGGTATGCCGCATGGGTATCGCAAGAATCGTTAGCAAAATGGACTGACGATACGTTTGTTGAGGGGAGCAATCTTGCTAACTGCACAGCTTAAAGGTTAACTAAGTTTGTATGAACCATTCCCTTTTTGGGAATTTATCTTATAATTCCCAAAAGGGGAACGTTGGCAAGATATGATTGTCATAGGATTAGAGGAGCTCCAGAAGTTCATCAAGAAGCACAACCAGGCAAAAGGGCCACTTGAAGCTTGGTATGATGAAGCGTGTAGAGCTAAATGGAAAACTCCTCAGGACATTAAAAATAGATTCAGCCATGCCGATTTTCGTCCGAACAATAGGGTTATCTTTAACATTAAAGGTAATGATTATCGATTGGTTGTTCAGGTGGTGTTTGTGGCTGGAACGGTGATTGTTGAGCAAGTCGGGACTCATGCCGAGTATGATAAGTGGAGGCTTTGAGATTATGGAAAACTGGAAAATCATTAAAACCAAAGGTGACTATGATAAAGCTATGGCTCGCATCATTGAGCTAGCCAATGCCGGCCTTGAAGTTGATACAGACCAAATGGACGAGTTCGAGTTGCTAACTCTTCTCGTTGGTCATTATGAAAAAGCCAATTTCCAGATGGACAAGCCAGATCCCATTGAGGCCATAAAATTCCGCATGGATCAAGAGGGATTAACTTCTGCTGACATGAAGCAGTTTATCGGTTCAGCATCTAAAGTCTCTGAAGTGCTTAACCGGAAGCGCCCATTGAGCCTGCCTATGATTCGAAAAATACATAATGGACTTGGCATTCCTGCGGAAATTTTGATTAAAGATGTCAATGAATTAGAGTGGACGCCGTTGGATTCTAGCGATGAGTTGCTTGAGTTAATTGGTGTGTCAGTTTCCTCTCATATGAATATAGATGCTGGTTTTTCGAACATACCAGATTTCATTGCACATGGAAGGATTACTCAGCGAGCAGAGGTGGTTAGTCCACTCTCTATGAGTTCCGAAAGAAAAGAACTAAAAGCGGTTAAACACACATTTTCGCGGGCTAGAGCAACCAAAATCTTTGATGGAGTGATTGGCACAAAGGTTCACTCAACTAACACTCGTTACCTGGATGAGAGTTTTAATCTAATATCATGAAATTAAATCTTGTTTCAAAGAAAGTTCATAAAGCTACCCTTGAAATGATTCAGGGTGATAGCGGTAAAAAGAAAGCTAAAGCTAATGTAACTATTTCTAATGAATTTTACGGAAACACCAAGGATCAGAACCTCTTCAGAATTCGTTATGAAGTTGAGGTGACAATCGAAAATGTTGTTAAAGTGGATATTTCTTATGATTTTGATTTCACAACTGACTCTGAAGTATCGAGCGAATTGTTCGCTTCATTTGAAGTTCGTTCAATTGCACCATCTTTAGCATACCCCTACATAAAATCTTACGCCGAGCAGCTAATCAGTATGTCTGGGCTTGGATCTTTTAATTTACCATATATCAATTTTACAGAAGAACCATTCGAAGAGTAATAATTAGCTGCACCCGGCCACCGCGCCGGGTTTTTAATGTTTGAAAGCCCTTAGAACAGGTGATCTCCAAAGACCTCGTTTTATGTTAAGATGTTTCCGATTGCAATCAAAGGAAACAATAAATGAAAAAAGTTTTAGCTTTAGCTCTTGGGGTAATGATGTTGGCTGGGTGCAGCTCTCGCGTTGCGGATCTGACTGTAGCGAGTACTAAAAATTACAATCTCAACTCAAACAATTTCGTTAAAGGCGCGCGCGTTAAAGCAGAAGACTCTGCTCCAGTCGTGATTTTCCCGCTCGGGATTCCGAATGTGAAAACGGCCATTGATCGTGCTATTGAGAAGAACAAATGCTCTGTTGCTCTTTCTGACGTTGTTGTCACTCAATTCAACCACTCTTTCCTGTTCGGTAAATTCGGATTTATTGTAGAGGGAACCGAAGTTATTGACCGTGGGCAGCCGGGTTGCGAGAAAGCGAACTAAATGAATTCCCGGCCATTGAGCCGGGTTTTTTATGCCTACTTCACAGCCTTACTACCTTTCCTCACTATCTCCGCAGCATCCCTGTTAACTCCCTTGCCGATCACATTGCCCGTTTCTCTGCGGTACTGTTCCAGCTTCTTGATGATAGCCTCCTGCGTCAATGGCTGGCCTGAGAGCGACAAATCCATAACCGCCCTGCCCATGGCATGAACAATCATACTTACCCTTTCATCGTCCAAATCCATTAATGCGCCCCTTTCTGATGTTTATTTAATCATAACATCATTATCTGATAAAAATAAATAACCCGAAAAATCAATACATTATTGCATTGCAATCATTAAGTGTACTTTTGGTGCTTTACATAATTGAACTATTGGTACATATTGATTTCATTAGCTACTAACAGTTAGCAGTACGGCATATGGCACATGTGCCGCAGCGGTCCGGGGATTCCTTCGAGTATCCAGATCCAGCGGGTAGCCGGAATGTGCAAGCCAGGCAAGTACGACAGCCAGAGACGTTTCACCAGCGTGGCGATCAGGTGTGACACCTCGGAAGAGACGAGGATGCATTCAGAAAATAAAAAAGCGCCCATAGGACGCTTTGCTCTTTAACAATCTGGATATCCCTAACCCTGCGGGCGGGGACTTGGTTGGACAGGTGGCCGTGGTTGTGTTGGCTTATGTCCACCAGCTCTTTCAATCATCTTGAAATCCTATACTGGAAGATCTCCCCCAAGCCTCGCGAGAAAAGCCTCTTTGCTAGTGAGAGCACGGGAATTGTCAATGCGACCAAGCACTATTGAAGCGCGTTTATGCGCGGCTGGTTTAAGCGATCCCCATGGCTCCGAATCGGAATCCTGCAAAAGTTTAAAGCGGGACAACAATTCCTCATTCGATAGTGCTGGCTCATCTGTGATCAATGCCAGGTATTTTCTTGCATGCTCTGCCGCAACACCTGACGCCCGGGAGAACTGAAATACAACCTGGCAGATCGACAACGCAGCTATCAATGCGCCGACAATAAAATAGCCAGTCACGGAAACAAATACGCCGCACCCGGACAAAATAATTATGAACGTAATTATTCGGTCAATCCGCCCTGTAAGGGTGGCAAACATCTTTTCCAGATAGTGCGAATAATGAATATCAAAAATTATATCGTCGCGGTTCATGCGGTACCTCAGTCTTCGTCGTTGGGTTTTGGTGGCTCAGGTCTCTTAAAAGGAGACATGTGCCGCTCTTCATAATCTGAATAATTTTTCATTGAAAAGTACTCATGTGGTTGCTGGGGATATCCAGATTAACTGAACTCTGGTTGTTGGGGAATAGCCAGATCCACCGAGCCTGATGTGGTGAAAAGACAGGCAAAGTTTTGATTGCTGTGTGTAGTCTTGGCGGTCGACAGTTTTGAATGTCCTTAATGTCGACCGCCCCTTTTACACAACTGAAAGCGCGTTCAGCATTCAACTTGAGAGGCCGTAGTCGTTAAATCAACTCAGGAGAACGCGCTCCCAATTGTGGAGAAGCTAACTGGCGGTGGCAGCCGCCCGTTTCACTAAGTGCCCTGGTTGGGTGCTTACTAAAACGAAACCCCTTTATTTTTTGTCGCCAATCGGCGAGGGATTCGTGCAACCAAAATTCAGCGCTGTGCAGAGCGCGTATAACACGGAGAAACTATCCATGACGAACACACAGAACGTCACCGAGTTACAACCACGTATGACCCGGGAGCAGCTGATTGACGCAGCGCGTAAGGCTGCCCCTCTCCTTCCGCCAGCTTATCGCGGCATTATGACCGAACTGGCTAACCGCCTGGACTATACCAGCGTCGCGCTTTGTGAGGCGATGGCTCAGCGTAAGGAACTGGCTGTTCAGAACGCTACTCTGCGTGAAGATGTCTCAAGCTGGGCCAAAGAGTGTGACCGCATTGTTGAACGCCACACGAAGAGCAGAACCAATATGCATTTACTGGAAGCCCAGCGAGAACTGCGTGAGTTGTCTACCGTCGTCATTTCCCAAAATAGCGAGGTGGCTCTCTGATGGCTAACTCATTCAAGCAAATGACCCGTGACGGGACCATCAAGCGCACCGATACCGGGATGTTCATCAGCCTCGACCAAATCCATGTGCGGGAAGGTTTCAACAAACGCGAAGATGATGAACGTACCCGCCAGGCAGATGATGACCTCTTCAACTATCTGATGAACGGTGGCTCCGTTCCCCCGCTGGAGGTTATCGCCCGTGATGAAGGGGGAGTGTGGGTTGTTGAAGGCCACCGTCGGCGTCGCTGCTATGCGCGCTGTGCAGAAGCTGGTAAGCCAGTAGACCGCATCCACATCATGCCGTTCAACGGTAGCGATGTTCAGCGCCTGGCGCGCATCATGACCAGTAACAACCAGCTCCCGCTATCCGATATGGAACAGGCAGCTGTTATTCAGGAGCTTCATAACGCCTTCAACCAGACCACCAGCGAGATAGCAAAGCTGGTGAATAAGTCTGTGTCCACCGTCGAGAAGCTGCTGCTCCTCAGCACGGCGAACCATGACGTTCAGCAGGAGGTTAAATCCGGTGCTGTGTCAGTCGATGTCGCGGTTGATCGCGTTATGGAGTATGGCGAACAGGCTGGGAAAGTACTCCAACATGATAAAGCTGTAGCGGCTGCCCAGGGTAAATCGAAAGTAACCCGTAGCTCTATCGCGCCGGAACTGAGTGTAAAGAACGCACGCCGTTTCGTTGAGCTGATGGCTCAGGCCACGATCAGTGATGAAGGCGTCTTCACTCTTGAAGGGACTGCACTGGCCGAGGCGCTGTCGATTATGGACGAACATAAAGCCATTGCTGAAGCACGTGAACTCTATCGCTTGTCACAACCAGTACCGACAACAGAAATTCGCGGACGATCTCTGTATGTGATGCTCGATGGTAAGGAAATTGGTCGGGCCTCACTGTATCGCGGTAAAACCGTTTGGCTGGACATAGATGACAAAACCATTGTCGCCAGCCAGTCAAAGGCTGTGGCCCACTTCGTCAAGCAACACAAATTGCAGCAGGAGCAAAATCATGACAGCCAATAAACCAATGACCGGCGAACAGCTTGATGAACTGATGACTATTGCTGTCAACATGCAACGAGATAGTGAAAAATTGAGTGACCGCCCTGCTGCTATGTTCGCTTATGCAGTGCAGGTAGCTGTTCTGGAACTGCGTAAGGTTCGTAATGAAGCTGCGGCGCTAGCTGCGGAGAATGCGGGGCTGAAGGAATACCGACCACAACCGAGCGGTGCGGCAATGATGGAGGCTCTTGATGCCTTCTATGAGTACCACGAGGATGTACCAGAGCAGGGAATGATGGCAGCATTTGAAATACTTTGCTGCAAGCGACCAGTAATACCGGCCACCGACGCTTTTCTGGCTGAAGTGCGGGCCAGCGCTTTTAACGACCTATGCGCGGAATTCGTTAAACACAAGGCGCTTGCTGGTTTAGGCGATAGACAGAAAGTAACCGTATTTGAAGCAACCGAAGCGCTTTTGCATTGCGCAGAGCAATTAGACACCCAGTTTCGCAAAGGAGTGCAGTCATGAGCAACGCCATAGACGCGCACCTGACCGATGAGGTGATCAATACAGCATTCGAAAACACGAATTTCGGCCGTACTGATTTCCGAACCATCCTGGCTGAAACGGTAATGAAACGTGCTGCCGGGTATCACTCTGGCTGGACTGCAACAACTATCTGCATGGGGCTTGGCTTGCTGAGCTCGAAGAACCAGAGTGCAACTAAGCTCGGCCTGACGTTCGCTTTCCATCACTACTACAAGCCATGCGTGAGAGACGCGCTGATGCCTGTCCAGGAGTCCGCCCAATGAGCAACATCGACAAACGCGCATTACGTGAAGCAGCGGAGAAGGCAACAAAAGGCGATTGGTGGTCTGATGTTGTCGAGACTGACGGCGAATATGGCGAGGGCGAAGATAGGGTGTCTGGCTACCACTCATACGCGGTGTATGTCGGTCACGAATCATTGCTCGACATGACTAACTCAACCGCTGCGTGCATCCACACTGAATGGGATCACGATTACCACATGGCCTGGGATGAAACGGCAAAGCGTAACGCTGAGTTCATCGCCGCATCCAAGCCAGCCACCGTGCTGGCGCTGCTGGATGAGCTGGAAGCCAAAGATAAGCAGATTGCAGATTTGAAGGAGGCGTTCAGCATTGCATTGTCTGCTGCTGGCATCGATGTCCCCGCCGCAGCCGGTAAAGGAGATGCATCATGAGCACACTTACCAAAGAATGGCTACTGAAGACAATCGCGGAGCTTGAAGAAGAGCGCGATGCTATGCCAGGCGCAGTAAACGAAGATGCCGCGATGTCGCTGGCGGCGATGAAGCGGGCGCTGGCGTCTCTGATGGCTGATCCTGTAGCGTGGACTGACGAGCAAGAATTGCGTGATGTTGAGAAATACGGCTGCGGCTACCTGTTTACAGCAAACCCTATTACGCCAAACGCAGACCCGCATCGTGTTATCAAACTATACACCGCCTCGCCAGCGCCGATGTTGCCGGAGGAAATGCCAAAAGGCCTGGCAGGTCAGATTGTCAGCCTGCTGGCGCATAACATTGGCGATAAATTATTGGCACAGAAAATCTGGAACGCCTGCCGCGCCGCCATGCTTCAGGGTGCCGAACCTGTAAGTAATCGTGATGAGTTGCCAGATGGTTGGGTGATGCTTCCCGCTGAGCCAACCCAGGCAATGATGAATGCGTGGCTATCAGAGGTCGCCAACTGGCGCGGACATGCAGCCGGTTACAGGGCCATGATTGCAGCAGCGCCGCAGCAGGAGGTGAAGTGATGGACGAACTCAAAAACTTCAGCGCAACGGACTGGTTATTTTTCGCAACTATGGTGATCGCATGGTTTTACCTGGTAGCCAAAGCGTATAGCTGGTTAATAGGAGTCCTGCTTCGCCGCGGTTGGAGATTGTGGAATCGCAAGGACGAGCAAACCCTGGCTATGGAATCGTTTTATGAGGCGTTCAGGCTGGCAGATATCGAGCCTGGTCAGAGAGTGGTTATTACTACCGAAAGCGGTATGACGATCCACATTCTTCGGCCAAAAGGTAATCCCAATGCCTAACCCATTCGACGTGGTGATGTTCGTGCTACTGGCAATCGGCGCACTTCAGCAAATGGGGTGGCTGCCATGGTGAGCAAACTCAAACAGCGGCGCATGCGCCGCCTTAAAGCCGATGTGGCATGGTGGAAAGGTGAAGCATCGGACCTGTACGCCAGAGTCATGGAGCAGGCAGACGAAATAGCCGAACTCCGCAGGCTGGTTATCCGCGTTCCGATGCCAGTAATTATTTCTAAGGAGATGGCCAACCAGCTTTATAACAACGAAACGAAAAGATGTCGTACCTGCAATGATGGCCTCCGTGGTGGGTGCTCATCATGCATTTTCTATAAAAGATAGCCGGGTGCAGCCGGTAAAGTGGAGAGAAACGCATGGGGCAGTTAGTAACACTTCATGAGTGGGCATCTGGTCCTAATGGATTCAAATATCCATTAAGCAACTCAGCATTAAACAAAATAGCAAAGACCAAACAGACTTATCCGCCAGCCTTAAAGCAAGGTCGACGCTGGGTAATAGATGAAGATGCTCGTTTTGTTGGCATGGTTGGCAGTGTTGATATTTCGTCATCATTATCAGACAAGGCCCGCCAGTTAGTGGAGAAAGCAATAAATGGCAGCTCGCCCCAGAAAACATAATGTCAAAATACCCAACCTTTACTGTAAGTTAGATAAACGTACTTCAAAAATTTATTGGCAATATCGCCACCCTGTAACAGGTTCATTTATTGGATTCGGAACAGATGATGAAGCGGCAAAAGCTGCTGCAATCGAGATGAACCGTATAACAGCAGAACAAGAAACTCAGCAATCTTATGCTCTGATTGATATGGCAATGAAGAGCTCAGGGAAAAAGGATCAAGGTATACGTGTTTCTGAGTGGATTAAAAAATACATCGAAATTCAGATGGAAAGGTTGCGTGACGGTGAGATAAAAAACCCTACTGTAAAATCCAGACGATTATGTTCTCAGATTCTCGCAGATAGAGTGCCAAACCTTCGCCTGAAGGATGTTGATACAAGACTCATTGCAAAAATTATTGATGAATATAAGGCAGAAGGAAAGCACAGAATGGGCCAACTGATAAGAAGCGTACTAAACGACGTGTTCAAAGAGGCGCAGCATGCTGGCGAGGTTGATCCTGGCTACAACCCAGCCTTAGCTGTAAAAAATCCAATAGCCAAAGTGAAACGAAGCAGACTTAGCATTGAACAATGGAAATTGATTTTTGAAAGCGCAGGCTCTTTGCCGCCTTGCGCTCAAAATTCTATGCTTTTGGCTTTAGTAACCGGGCAAAGGATAGGTGACATAGTCGAGATGAAGTTTAGTGACATTTGGGATAATCACCTTCATGTTACCCAAAATAAAACCGGAATGAAGTTAGCCATCCCCTTAAATTTAAAGTGCGATGCAATCGGGTTGACTCTGGCTGATGTTATTAGTAAGTGTCGCGATAGAGTAGTGAGCCCTTATCTGATCCACCATGTTAAGCATCACGCTTACGGTAAAGCGGGATCTCACGTTCCCGAAAAAACAATATCAAGATATTTTAAGGAGGCAAGAGATAAAGCAAATATTACCTGGCCTAAGGATTGCACTGCCCTTCCGCCGTTTCATGAACAGCGCTCGCTTTCATCAAGAACATACAAAGCTCAGGGTATAGATGTCAAAACTCTTTTAGGGCATAAAACCGAAGCAATGAGCGTAATGTATGGAGATGATCGTGGTCTAGAATGGAAAAAAGTTGTGATTTAAACAGGGAGTTTTGGGGAGTTATTTTGGGGATGTTTTGGGGAAAGAGTTTTACGAATTAAATTCAGTCACTTAGATTTTAGCGAATTGCTCCAGAAACAGTCGTCCACCAGCAACGCATGACCCAACAGCCAGCGCACCCGCTGGCTGTTTTCTTTCAGCCCTCTCCGTCCCGTGCTAATGTAGCAAGCTACGTATTGGCAAATCACAGGTGAAATCGTTATGTCTGATGACGTGATCGGGACGACGACCCATCAGCGGCTAATCAGCTTATTAACCGAGCAGGAGGCGCGCTTTCGCGTGGTGGCGCATGAGGCCGTTGGGAAATGCGAAGCGGTCAGTGAAATTCGCGGGACCGATCTCCGGCAGGGTGCAAAAGCACTGGTCTGCAAGGTAAAAGGCAACGGTGTTAAGAAACATATTCTGGCAATCCTCGCCGCCGATCGGCAGGCCGATCTGAGCCTTCTGGCCAGTCATTTCGGTGGGCTAAAGGCCTCTCTCGCCAGTCCGGCTGAAGTGGATGCGCTTACCGGCTGCGTCTTCGGCGCCATTCCCCCCTTCAGCTTTCATCCGGATCTGACGCTGGTCGCCGATCCGCTGCTGTTTGAGCGCTTCGATGAGATCGCCTTTAACGCCGGCCTGCTGGAAAAGTCGGTGATTATGGACACCCAGGACTATCTGCGTATCGCCCGTCCTGAACTGGTGACGTTCCGTAAACAATAAATACTGCGGCTGGCTAACGGTCAGCCGTTTTCCAGCAGCAGCACGGAAGCAATCAAAATAATGGCGATAATAAAAAACGATGAGGAGATAATCAGCGTTTCGACAAACATAGGATCGTTCAT